ATGACCGAATCCAGAAGACGAAGAAATCATGTTACGAAGGTAGTGGACGAATCGACCGATATAGACCTGGCGGTAGCCTCGTATCTACGTAATTGTGAATTACGGAACCTCACGAAGAACACGACCAATAGTTACCGAGATGCCCTGCACGAGCTTACGCTACTGCTCGGAGATATTGGCGTCCAGATTCCACGGGACATAACGAAAGCCCATATCTCGATTGTGATCGACAATAAACGTAAGACACGCATTAACCGGGGTATCGGCGAATATCCTTCGGACCAAACGATTAACAAGCTGATCAGAACCTGGCGCGCCTTCTTCAACTATTTAGTAGAGGAGGGTCACTTAGCACAAAGCCCGATGTCGAAGCTCGGCGCGATACGGTCCGAAAAGCGAATTATCGAAACCTTTACGGACGACCAGCTCCGGATGCTATTCGATGCGCCGAATAAGAAAACGTTCACGGGCTACCGCGACTACGTAATTATGTCCACGCTCTTAGATACCGGCGTCCGGATATCTGAATTAGAGCGGCTCGACCTTTCGGACATTAACTGGGCGGATCGGATACTCCGCGTATATGGAAAGGGCCGCAAAGAAAGATTCGTACCGTTCAGTAGACGCCTGGAAAAGATGCTGCGAACTTACTTAGAGCTACGCGGCAGTCTATCAACGGAAGCCCTATTCGTAAACATCGACGACAAGCGTTTTAAATCTCGCGGGATGCAGCAGACGATAAAGAACTACGGCGACATAACGGGTATTAAAGGCGTACGCTGCAGTCCGCACACATTCCGCCATACCTGCGCCAAGCTCTATATAATGAACGGCGGCGATGCGTTCAGTCTGCAGAAATTGCTCGGCCACGAATCGTTAGTAGTAACGCGTATGTACGTAAACTTGTTCTCGCAAGACCTATCGAAGCAGCATCAGAAGTTTTCGCCGCTCGACAACTTACGGTAAGACTCCGGGACGCTTCCGCATTGGGGGCGTCCTTTACTACGCTAAAGTCAAAAGTTAATTTCGGTGCTCGCGAATATTACCGGCCTGACTGGGGCCGTTCGGAGGGGCGCTTGGGGGTACGTACTTTACTGCGTTAAATCGTCAACATATGTACAAAACATACATTTTCGACACAAGTCAATCGACCGACCAGAGCCCGTAACCCGCGCCACTACGGGCTATACGCCGTTCATTACGTATGGATCGACCGGTATACGCTCCGCTATTTGTACTTTTCCGCAGTTTCACCGTTATGTATCGTTATTTGACCGATCCTCACCGAAAAATTACGGGCAGGGTAGGCGCCAGGAGTCCCGTGTAGACTTATACGCCATCCCGTGTCGTACACGCTCGTACTCAACCCGGCGTCCCCATTACGCACCACATAACGAATTGGACGGCTTTAAGAGCGTACGACTCTACGGACACTATCCGCACTACATACGCCCTTCGTTTTACCGTCCTATCCGCTGCGTATCGACCGCTTTACGCTGCCCTAACCGTTTGTACTAACGTACACATTAATCGCGTTTACGCTGCTTAATTCGGTCTTTAAGCGCGTCCAAATCAACGCCATCCGAACTATCCTTCGTTTCGATCTCGACCCGATCCGTAAGCATACCGTTCACCTGCAGCGCCAGCTTCGCCATTGCTGCGTTACCGTCCGCTATAGCGATGTCAATTAACGAATCCAGAAGCTCCGGCAACTTATCCTGCGTATTCCGGATCATTTCCCGTTTGAGTTCCGCCTCAAATACCGGATTCTTCTTCCATTCGAATAGGGTAGCGCGATGTACTCCGACCAACTCTGCGAGCTCCTCGTACGTCTTACCTCCTCGTTTAGGTAGCGCCATCCATTTAATAGCGATGTACATTTCCGTTGTTAATGCGCGTGCTTTCTTCGGTCCTGGACGTCCCATATACGTATTCCTCCCGTAAATAAAATAAGCGATAAATGGGCGTTATAGTGTACGCTCACCTATCGCTATGTATATGCGTGCTCCCTTCCGGTCACACGCCCGTCCCTAAAGGTACGGAGATATAACTACCTTAACACGCCCTAATTAAAAGGACCTCATGCTTCCCCTGCCCCGATTGTTTTTATGAACGGAGTGAGTACAAACATGAGGTATCTTTTCGTAATTATTGCGCTCTTAAAGACTAAGAATAAATTTGACCCCTAAAACGCCGCAAACCCTTGTGGCTCTAAGGCCGAAGCCACTTTTTCGATGTTCGCGTTTTTACCGATGTCCGGCCTTTTTTGTTCGCGTTTTTACCGATGTGAAATTGTTACGTAAGGAAAATATCTCTCGCAGCGTCGCATCTGGCCGCCCATTCTTCCGGTAAAACACGAACGGATTGATCTTATAATACCGGGACCGCCCGTACACCACTTCGGCAAATACGTACTGCTCTCCGAATCTAAGGCTGCGCAGCTTCGTATAAACGGACTTTTCGGTCACATTCGTAAGCCGGGCGATATCCTCTTTCGTAAGCGGGATCGTGTTCTCTACGTCCTTTTCGAAAGGATTGGCGCAGATCGTATTTGTTTCCAGGTGTATATGCGGCATTAGTTTGTATACGAAGCCGAGATCCTTCGCATTAACCTCCGTATACAGCTCTTTTATCCGGGCGACAAACGTTTTAACCACGGCCGAATTGCTCGTTTTACCCTGGAAGTGATAACGTGGATTAATTCGGTATTTGCCGCCATCCTCAATAACTACGCCCGCGGCCGTTGTTTCCCGTAGGAACTGCGTGAGTGTAGTCCGGCCTATTTTGAGCGTACGCATGATATCGCTGCGACTCATGGCCGTCTTATCCGGATTTTCGAGTATGGCGTCATAGTTGACGAAGCACTGCAGGTACAGCAAATAACCGCAATTCTTATCCGAAACGCGGTCAATTACCTCGTCAATATTCTCCATATTCGTTATTGTAAATTCGGCTGACCTGCCGCCCCGTCGCCGGTAGTTCGTTCTTTGGGCCGCGCTGGATACTCGGTCGCCGTCCGATAGAATGACCGCTCTCGGATGGACTTCGCCGGTAGCCGGATCAACGAGTTTCTTATACTCGGCCACTACGTAATCACCTCCTTTCCCACGTCCATATATTCGGATTACGTGCGATGATCATGCCGTCCTGCTCGATAAACTCCGGATATTTCAGCAGCCGGTCATATACTCGCGCTCGCCGCTCGTCCGTTCCCTGAATCGCCAATTCTTCGTTCTTATCCAGGTGCGTGATAAACCAGCGTACTTGCGCCGCTGCGGATCGTAGACATCGGATAGAACCCGAGCCGGTAATCTCTTTACTCTTAAACGTCCGCCGCCAGCTATTCGCCTTTCGGAAGTCGCCTACGTACAGGCTGACGTACCAACGATAGATTATTGGATGACCTGGCGTATGAACCCGCACACGGTAAAACTCTAACGTGTACTTATTGCCGTCTCGCAGATCCTTCCGGAAAATACAGCGATTTGGACGGCTGCTTATACGAAACAACTCGTCCTGGTCGTCGTAAATAATGCGTGTTTTCATAGACTACGCCTCCTCGGACGTTTTCAGCGCGTCATAGCGGTCTAATGCTCCGCGCAGTTCCTCCGTCTTCACGTACAGCCAAAATCGGCCGCCTGAACGCTCATTTACGCCGATACATACGTACCGGAAACGGCCCTGCTGCAGGAACTTAAACAAAGCCGTACTGTATACGTATAAGAAATCTACGCCATCTACCATCATCTTAAATCGCCCTCCAATGCGTAATGTCGTACGTAATCGTACGCTTCACCCATTAACGCGTGAGTAGGGGCGATAAGTAACGTCTATATAAGTCCTTGCTTAATATGTAAAATAGGCGTTGCAGAATAATAGTTATATTTCGTCACGCCCAACTTCAAAAAAAATTGTGGTGATGATGTATTGTGTAGCTTTCTGTACTTATAATGTCGTAAGTATTTACCGATCCGCAAACAATCTTCTTACCTCTTACTGGATGGCTTATTTTTCTATAATTTACCTGTATTTATTATATCCACTCAAATATATCCATTCATTTATAGCTTTATTGTTATACTAAAAACCCAGCGATTTAAATCGCCAGGCCTATCGTATACTATCTTATTAGAAGGACAATATCGTATATAAGGACATATCCTCACAACCGCAATCCGGCGCTTTCTCTACTTTTAATATAGGTTCTCCTTTCCATCTATAATTAGTTAAAGCACATAGGTACCTTTTAGCAGTTGTCTGACTAACACCTAGCGCTTTAGCAATCTGTTTTTGACTACATTGACTCTGCCCTTTCTCATTTGTAAACATAGCGATTACGGATAATGTAGCCCATAACTTAGTTCCCATATTTGCCACTAAACCGGATGCTACTGCTTTGTCAATGTGTAATCTTATGAACTCTTGTGGCTGCGCACCTTCTAACTTAGCTGTAAGATCCTTTTGAGACACGATACTAATTAAATCTTGATTCTTCATATTGCCACTCCTTTTGGTTTTTATTTTCCTTATAGAGTAGTATCCACAAGATAGACTACTCTGGTCACATATTTGCGTATATTAAGATTAATTAATCTCGAATTAAGCGGACAAGTAATCGCTCAAGGGACCGAATTTATTTTCGTCGTAACTACGCGCCGCATATTGCAGCGCTCTAGCTACCTTTTGCTTGTGTATTCCCATTGTTCGCGCCAGCTCTCCAACCGAATCAGCCTCACCGTTGAGGAAGCGGTCAGCAAGCTCATGAATAATCGGGTCTAACTTTTTCACGCTAGACAATAGTACATGAATAAGCTCACGCTGTTTTCGTATAGTTTCCGTTGCGATGCTGTCATTCTCGACATTTATATCGCTCGCATACTGCCGATAAGCAGTCGATTTCCCTTCTTTGTCGTTTGTAGCCCCATCGATACTTTCGTTATTTTTAGACTGGCGTTCATCGTAAAGAACACGTTTAGCGCGGTCTTTCAGACGCATATAAAGAAACGTTTTTAAACTCGCCTTTTCTCCGTCGAATTTCTGAACAGCGAGCCAAGCTTCGTAATTCAAGCGGCTTTCATATTCAGCGGTTGGAATGTGCGTCACTGCTCCGAAGTATTTAGCGACGCTGTGTACGATTGGTGCGATTTCAGTTGCATACATTTCATTGAATTGCTCGTTTGTAATTTTCATAAGAGTGGCCTCCTTTGATATTTGGTCTATTTAATTAAGTTTTCTAATTAAAATCATTATTTATTCACATCAAAATATATATATATATGATTTTAGCTTTATATAAAGAACATACGTTCCCTTTTCAGGTGTAAAAAATGGCCGGAAGATTAGTACTTACCGACCGTTTCGAAACGCTAATAAATAGTGAGAATTATATTAGTTATGTATCATACGAAAAATCCTCCTTGTTTAAGGTTGCTTGAACGTGCTATAATCACTTTGTCAACTAGTCAACTAACTGACATAATTACATAGTATATTCACTTTGTCACCTTGTCAACTAGTTGATAAATTTGTTTTTTTTGGAGGTTTATTATGATTCGTTTCTCACTAGATAAAATAATGAAAGAGCGGGGCTTGGAACCGAAGGATATTATAGAACTTACTGGGCTTAGTCGTAATACAGTTAAGGCACTGGCTTTAAATGCTAATACAAGAGTGGATTTTCCTACACTGGATACTTTATGTAACAAACTAAATGTATTACCTGGGGATTTGATAGAGTACATAAATGAGGAATGAAGGAAACATAAAATACGTATGTAAACGAATACAATAAATGCAAGCTTGTTAGTAATACGGAACTATTTACTACGACACTATTAAGATTAAACATATTAGAGGATGTACGGATCGAGGAAATCACGCCGAAATATGTTGGATTAAAAATGACGCTGAAAGCTGACGTTTTACCAACTTAGTGCCAGTATATTCCTAAATAAATAAGGAGCGATATTTTATTATGTTGAATACGTCCGATATTTTAAACATTAGTCGTCAAATAAAAGCTGGCGCACAGTACGAGAATCCTAGACGAGAGTTAAAACGAGAATTCTGGAAAGTTTTTACCAAGGAAAATAAAAGAGATGAGGAAGGACAATCAGAATTTGTAAAAGATCTTACTGCAATGGTTAACACTCCAGGCCCTGATGCTTATTTTATAATAGGTATCGATGGAGAAACCGGAGAAATTTACGACACACGATTACCTATCGACTCTGCTAAACTTACAGATATAATTTATAGAAAACTTCAAGACTCTTTCGATGTTAATTTTCATGAAATTAAAATAGATGATAAATACGTTGTAGTAGTTCATATTCCACAATCTTTTAATAAACCGCATGTAATACGAAGACATAAAAATATCGAATGCTATATCCCTGTGCGAAAAGGAACACGTACTAATCCTGCTACACGGTATGACCTTGACTTGATGTACAATGAGAAAGATAAGATTATTGTCCCTCCTTTTAAGCTAGAACTATTTCATAATAGCTCTTTTTACAATTTTACTTTAGATGAAAAAAAACGTTTGAATATCATAGCAAATATTATTAATGTAGGAACTCATATTAATCTTTTAGCACATGCTACGTTATTTATTATAAATGAGCAATTAGACGCGACTATTACTATAGGTCTAGGAGCTTTTTGGATACCAGGAAAAAATAGCAATTGGATTCCTTTTACTAGGGATAATTTTGCACATATTAATCCAAACGAAATTTTAAGAATCAATCTTAGTTTTGGTGCAATTTCACATATTATTGATAATATAATACATGAAATTACACAAGGTATTTCTTATAAAGCTTATCTATCTATTGAAGATATGAAAGGAAATTTATCGCAAACTGAAATTTTACCTTTTCTAATACGCTAACAAAAAAAAGCGCTGACACTCAAAAGATCAAGTCTTTTAGTAGAGTCTGCGCTTCTTTTATTCTTCTATTTGAATCGCTACAATCTTATCTTTTTCGCTAAGGCGTATATCTTCAGTTCGACTAGGCTGCGGAATCTTATCACCATCCGCCAACATTTCACTTAAAAATCCCGCTAAACATTCCTGCGCCATAAGCATCGCCTCTTCATCCGTTTTACCGCAGGTATATGCGCCAGGTAAATCCGGAAATTCTACGCTAATTCCCTCTTTTTCATATGTAAATATCGCTAAATATTCGTATTTCATGTATTCACTCCCCCGTCAAAATTAATTTTCCGTCTTTATACGTAGCGACTTCGTAATTACGTACTGTTATTGTAGCATTTACATTATTTCCCCACGGTAACGTATCGCTAAATACACCATAATACTTCTTTATTTCCGGTATAAAGGGCTCTAATTTAGCCCGAAACTCGCGATCCGATATAGCGAATTGTCCGGCGTCTTTATATAATAGTGCCATTTTCGATTGAGGGGTAAGATTTAAAGTTACGCCGATTAACTTCGTATTATCTTTATTTGTATAGAAATTTATTCTTTCTACTATAAAATCTTCTGTTGTATATGCACCCTCAACTGTATGGGCTAAACGCTGAAATGCCTCATTAGCTTTAAGTATTTTTACATCTTCGAAGAGTACATTAGCTTTATCTAACTGTTTAGATAGATTGCCAATTTCCTTCGCTTGTTGGCGATTGAGTACATATATGTAAGCAGAGACTACTAAAATCAAAATATTAATTATTATAAGAGCTCTGACCGCTTTATTCATAATACTTGTTCTCCTCTTTTCTGATGCTTCCAACATATCTAATAAAATGCTTAGTTGTCAATAACTATTCAAATAGAATCTGATACTAAGAGAATAGCGCAACTGCAATTGACCAAAGCGAAACTAGAAACTCAAGAAGAAATATCTAAACAAACAGTGGCTTTAACACTTCTTTTAGGTCTTCTAACTCCATAAATTGCATATGTACTCTCACTAAAAACATTATGGGTTTCTATTTTTTTTCGTTTTTGTTTCCATTTTAATAATTGTTTGGTCAGTTTCTGGATGGATGGTTGATTTTAGAAAGTATGCCCAGCAGAGAAGAATTATAGTCGTAATACTAAAAGATTTAAAAAAATTAATTTAACGTAAGCTGTAGCAAATTTCAATCCGCTAGAGCTTACGTTTTTTAATAAGCCGCCGACTGTCAATCGTTAGTTAACGCTCGTATCCTCCGGCTTTTTAACCGGCGACATGACGATACCAACTACGGAAGCAACCGCAGCCACGCCGTTAGCGGTAGCGTCGATTGTAGCGTCCGGAATTTCGATACCGGAAGCTGCAAGGATCAGCTTGAGCGACCCCAGCAGCGCAATAATCAGCGGCACAATTTTAACGTTCTTCATATTAGCTCACCTCCTTCGTAGTATCCGTTTTAAATGCGCCCAAACGATCCAGCATCGTAACTACTCGGCAGATATCGTAAGACGACTCATTTGCGTTATTAACAACGCCCGCCGCCTTCGCATTTTCAAACGGTTTGATCGACCATTCCGGCAGTTTTGCCATTTTGTCACGGCCTTCCAGGTACGCGATACGTTCCGTCAACTTACCGATTAAAGCTGCCGATTCCGCCGTTGCTTTACCGGCTGCCTCCGCTTTCGCCTGCAGTTCCTCGAATGCTTTCTTTTCCGCTGCTGTCATACCGTCATCCTCCGTTTTGATCTCGGATTTCATTACCGAGTTAATTTTTGCTTCTGCGATCCGAAGCTGCGCAGGCATTGGGCGACGTCCTACACGGTAATCAGCCGTAGACAGTCCGAACGTCATTTCGAAATGAGGCATATCGACGAATGTTTTCCAATCGCCGCCCCACGACCAGCCGAGCTTTTTCGCCTCTTCGACGACTTCCATCCAATCGCGTACGCCGTCGTTATCCCAATCGCGCTTGGTATCCCAGGATACTTGCGTACCATCGGCGTTCAGTAGGGCGAAATCAATCGCGCAGCCAAAATTATGGTTCGAGTAGCCGCCGCGGGCATTCGTCACAATGTTCCGTTTATCCCCGTTCCGTCCTTGCACGTATAGGGCGTCCTGCTCTGCGTAGGTTCGAAGCGCCTGTACCAGAACGATATAGACGCCGCGATTATAGGCACGCTCGATAACCGCCTCTGCTGCGAGTCTCCATACGGAATTAAGCGTAGCCAACCGCGAGGCCGACTTACGCTTTACCTGTTCGAGTGTTAACGCCATTATTTGTCCTCCTCCGTCTTGTCCGTGATTTTTACGTTGATACCGTCAAGTCGCTCGATGATCAAATCGTATTTTTCCGAAAACTTATCGAGGAGACTCTGCAGGTACGCCTCTCGCTCCGCGTTCTGTTTCATGACGCGGAAAAGAAGCCAAACAAAAAGAGCCGCGAACGGCCCCTGCGTTAATACCGACTGCATGATTGCCGGGTCCATGACGTACACCTCCCTTCTGTTCGTTATGTCGGTTACATATAAATCGAGCCCAGCGACGTGAACCACCAGCTGCCGCCTCCAGACGTATATCCCGCGCTCTCATACCGGATGGTAATCGGTCCGTCGATATTGAAGTCATTCGGAAGCGTGAGGGAAATGTCTTCGGCGGGTAGTGTCGTCGGACTTAGCGTTGTCGATGGCTTGTTCACGTTCGCGATTACCTTACGAATCGTACGGTCAAAGGTGATTTTGTTTACATACGCGTTTCCGAAGTTTCCGCTACCCACCGTGCCTGTAGGCTGCCACTTAACCCACGGCATAATCTCAGCAGCTCTCCCGGCGCTGTCAAGTAACACTAGGTGTGCACCACATGCATTACTCAAGTCGAATCGTGTAGAATTTAAACATTCCGTAATCGGATTATTAAGTCTAATCTGCAGGTCTCCGTAATGAATGCGATAATCACTGTCCCATAAACGGCCGATATAGTTTCCCGTTTGGTACCAACCTCGATCAGCTACGCCAGGATATGCTTTAACGGAATCCACATACTTACGCCCGTAGGCTACCGTTCTTACTCGGTCCGTTAGCGTTTGGAATGTATCGCCGGTAGAGGACGCTATCCCATGGGCGTTAAGCGCGTCCGTTAAATCCTGCTTAACCTTAACGCCAGATTGCTTTACCGCGTCGATTTCATCGAGAATCACACGACCGTTATTGGACAGCTTCCCGTCATTAGACCGAAGGGCAACGTTCTTATCGAAATCCCAATCGGCTCCCTGCGCTGTCTTAGACGGAGAGATGTACAGCGTACCCTCGTTAAAATCAGCGATATGAAATGTCCACCGTTTGGAGGCCGCTGTTTCCGACGCAAGTACAGCGGACACTCCGCCGCGTAGTGTTGGCGTAGTAATAACTCCGTTGACAGTGAGGTCTCCGCTAGCCGTTAGTTTTCCGCCTACAGACATCGTTGAGCTGACCGTTACCGCTCCGGCTACATCAAGCCCACCACTGGCCGTTAATTTTCCGGACACACCGAGCGTACTACCTACGATCATCGCTCCGGTAATCGTTCCGCCTGCTGATGTGATCATACGTTCCCACGACCCGTGAGTTACCGTCGTTGTCCCGCCAGAGATACTAATCTTCGTGTTCCGGCGGAAGTAATATTGCGTAGTACCGTGAGTTACGTACAGCTCAATCACGCGTAGAAACGAAGGACCGGCGTAAGGAGGCGTAATATTGAACACGTTGAATAAAGCGTGTGTATTAAGCCAGTTTGCGCCAGCTACCGGATTGGCGGGGATATTAGACAACGATTCCATGTTCGGCGTGAAATAAATGCCAATGTCTACAAGCCCGTTTACGCTAGTAACTCCGGCCGGAATCGGTTTATACGTGACCGCCGTTTCAGACAGTTCGTCAATTTGGGACGGGATGTCTCCGATAGCGAGGTCGATCTTGTCCCAGTTATCGTTAAGCATCGTCTGAATATTGAACGTATCATTGCCGTCCGTGACAGGGTTCTTTTTGAGTAAGCCGAGATTGGGCGTATTGCTCGCCATTAGACCGCACCTCCTGCGAAATCTGATAATTTATGGGACTGGATTTGATCGAGTGTCATAACTTCGTGAACCTCTTTAATCAGCAGGTATCGGAAGTTGAATGCGATAGCTAAGTGCGCCGGAATAACACCGCGAATTACGCTCTTTAAGATGTCGAGCTGACCCGGAATACCAACGGCGCTTACAAACGTAATATTGACCGTGTACTTTGCGGCATCTATCGTAACGGATACCTGGCCGTTAGAGTACGATTCTGCTACGGACTTTACCAACGCAGCCGTAACGCTGCCACTACTCCGGAGCTTCGACCGCAAGATCTCTCGGCGCTGTTCGTACGTCTGGCCGGTCACCGCTTTAATTCCGAAGATGTGCTCCCAACGAGCGAGGCCCCAGGTCGCCGTACCGATGAACATCTGGTCTAGGACCTCGTAGGCTGTCATAATCCATTTATTAATCTCGGCCGCATCCCGATCCATGATGTTATTTACGATCACGGATTCGCGGTAATAGGTCGGCAAATAATCCTTCATTGCCTGCTTTTGTTCGCCCAAAGTCTTCATGTAACGATCACCGTCCCTAATACTGCCACCTCGCCGTCTTTGATTTGAATATTCCCCGTACTCCCATTAAGCGTTAAGTCCGTATAGTCGACGATGGGGCTGGAATCGAGTAACAGGGTTCCGATCTTATTGAAACGAACCAGGGCGTCAGAGAACGCTAGCTGTCCGAGATACTCATTTACGTCAGAGGTGAGCTGCGCTTTTACTTCGTCCAGAGAGGCGCCTGCTGCCAATTCCACCTTAACGGAGACGTTGATCTTAACTTCGACCGCAGCAGCTACCGTAGCAATGGCTCCGAGAGGCGCCTGTCCTTGGCCGGTACCGTCTTGCGTAGGGTCGATATACTTCTGCGTAGAGGCCACGACTGCAGCGTCAGGAGCCCGTTTATTGGAGCCGAGGATTACGACCTTAACCGTACCTCCGCCGTTCCATACCGGATATACTCGCGCATCAGACACGCCCGGTACCTCAAGCGCCCATTGTCGATAGTGAGCGGCGTTACCTGACGCTACAGACTGACGCGCCCGGTCGTAGCAGCGTACGCGAAGTTCGTCGTCGCTCTCTGCGTCCACGCCACCAGTAAAGGCCGCTGCATTCGTAACGGTCAGTACGCCCACGAGATCGCCTATAATCGCCGTGACTGCGTTTTTATCCGCGTTCCCGGCTGCTCCGGCCACTTCTGCAGTAACGGCCAATGTGACCGAATTTGGGCGAGCCGCTGACGTCGTACCGCCTACGTCTACGATGAAGTAGTTCGGCTGATCTCCGCCCGTAGATACGAGTGTACCGGCGGGAATAGTAGTCGGCGGCTGGCCGCTGTTAGCCCGGAATGTAACGAAGCCTTTCGCCTTAGCAGCCGCTTTTCTTGTCAATCCGTAGTCCGCGGCACGGCGCTCTAGGTAACCCTCCGTAGCAGTATCCGTGAAGGCTAATTCCAGGATAGCGTCCAACTCGGAATAACCCTGCGTCAGCTCTACCGCAGCCGGGGCGAGCATATCATGAGTAACGGAGCCTTGGCGTTTATCAATCGTATTTGGAGTGGCCGTAAGCATCCGGGAAAGGATCAGGGCCATAGTTTGCGATTCGTACATTACAGCACCACCTCGATAGGGATAGTTTCCTGGTTCGTGTCCACATAAAAAGAGACGTACACTTTATCGCCCGATTGCTCGGTTACGAAATCGTATACGTCGTCGATCCGGTCGTCATATATTAGTGCCTCGGTAATCACGCGCGGGATCTCATCCGTTAGAAGTTCGGCGGTTACATTGGACCCGATCAAGTCTTCCAGCTCGCAGCCATAATCCGTATCATATACGGTGTAGTGAAATCGCTCCGTCGCGATTGCTTTTAGAATAAACTGCTTGAGCGCAGCCGTGCCGTCGACCATCGGACCAATTGCGCCGGTATCCAGGTCGAGCGCGTAAGTCTTCGAGGGCAGTACGTCATCCTCCGTGACAAACGATGTATCTTCGAAATTATCACTCAACGGACTGAACGCCATCCGTGCCACCTCCTGCCGGTATTCTATCCAATACGAAATAGCGCTGACCTTCGCCCGCTGATACGATTACCAAGCGGTCGCCCGCTACGAGCTCGTTTTGGTGCTCGATCTCAAGCTCCGCAATTTCCAGCGTGCCGATAATTTGATCCGCGTACATACCCGCGTCCATAACCGAGCTAGACTGCGTTTTCTGCTGCTGCCGGGTATACTCCGAAAGCTTGATCGTAACCGATTGCGGTTTAATAGCGATCTTCTCTGTCCAGTTCGTCAGGTGCTGCGGCACTACAACGTCGTCGGCATCGAGCGTAAACTTAGCGTTATCCAACTGAATAGATAACGCCGGATAGCCGACCAGGACCGTTCCGAACTCTACGTCGGTATCCCGGTTATGGCCGACCTGTTTAATTAGGTCGCGGAACTGGCTGACGGGGCCCCCGTCTATTTTCTCAATTGCCATGTTAGCCCTCCTTTTTAAGCTGCTCGATTTGACGCTGCAGAGCGGCGACATCCTTATCGACGTCCTTAACCGTACGGCGTTTACCGTGATTATTCGTCTGACCGTTGGCTCTCTTCTTGTCCTTCTTGGCTTTCGTTTTCTTCTCTTTCGACTTCTCGTCGTCACCTTCGTATTCCATTTTCGGAAGCTCGTCCGTTTTGGAAATCCGAACATTCATCGTGTGTGTGCCGTTCTCGAACGTGTGAGTATCGGCGTTAACGTAAAATCCTCCGACAAGATCCGTAATAGATTCGAAGGCATAAATGGCCGAGCCCGCAATAACTTCGACATTGCCAAGCGCGTCGATATCCGCTTCATCTTTCGGCTTGGCGAGCTCCTTTAGCTTCTCTTTCGCCCGTGCCTGAATCTGCGAGCTGGTCGCGTCTGAATCGGCGCTTTCCATCTTCTGCATAAGTCCGTATTTCTTGATCAGGGCCGTGTCCTTTGCCGTGAAGGTGATCGGCTTTTCATCGTCGCCACCGGAAGCTTTAACGGCCGTTGCCATATCGTCAATGGAGACGGATCGGTTAGCGGTCAAAATGTTGATGCCATCTTCCAGAACCCAACGGACCGGCGATTCCTTTTTCTCCTTCATACATAGGCGCCCATTCTTCGTATAGACGATATATTTTCGATTCGTATGTTTCCGGGTCTCCGTCAATGCCGTAACGATCATATCCCACAACGTTTTACCACGCAGGATCATCTTCGGAATAACGTAGCCGGTCTCCGTAATATCGCCCGCGGGAATCTCGAACTGTTTGCAAAGCGACTTGACAATGGCGGTCGCCGTCATCCCGACAAACTTCTGGTCGTCTTCATTCTTCGTTAAGTAAATGTTCTCGTCGTAAGCAGTGACCGTTGCGTCACCGTTTGAATCCGTCGAATAGGAAAAAATAACACCCCGGAATAGGCCGACATTGTCGACGTAAAACCGGAGCTCTTTGCCAAGTTCGAAGTCAATACGCTCGTCCTTACCGTCCAGGGTATTCGAATAGGATACCGTAAGTGTTCGGTGAGGCTGCGCAACGTCTCCGGACCATTCCACGGACTTCGCCAGTTGCTCAATCCAGATCGCGTTATCATAAAGTAGCTTAATATTCACGGCCATTACGGTATCACCAACTTCTGCCCCGGCTTGAGCTTGTTCGGATTCGAGCCGATGACGGATTTATTTTTCGTGTATAGGTCGCGCCATTTATCGCCATCTCCGAGTACCTCGGCGCGCTGGGCGATCTTAAATAGAGAATCTCCGGCCTTAACCGTGTATGTCTTCGCCTTGACCGTAGAGTCTGGCCGTTTGGCTTTCGTAGTAGCTTTCGGAGCCGCAGCCTTTTTCGTAGGATCTTTCTTCTTCGGCGTCTCTACGAAAATATATTCCTTAAGTTCTATCGTGTACCATAGCGTGCCTGGATCGCCTCCGCGCTCCTCATACTCGAAGTTGCGGATAGTAACCGGTAGGTTGATTGCTGTTCCCGTTACGATAAATCGAATGGGCTTGCCGGATCGCATCCAGCGTTCAATCTGCGATGCAATTTCGGTAGGCTTGTCGAACCGATCATGCTCGCAATACGATCCGTCATAATATGAGGGGAAAAACGAAGAGAACGAATAGCTGCGAAGCCGATTCGTTCCCATTACCGTATATTCGCCCAGGTTCGATACCTCAACGTCCTGAAATCCGTGTGTGGTCGTTACCGAAATGGCTTCCGGATTTACCGGTAACCAAAGAACCTCTTTGCCGTTGTTGAATTTAAACCATAGCTGCTGCGAACTTGGCACGTTTTCCCCTCCTATTATCCGAGCTTCGCCAGGTCGTTCGTTAGCCGTGTAAGGAACGCCTGATAATCCTGCTCGTTATTGATGATGACCTGCTCGATAACTACCGAACCCTTACCACTCTTACCGCTACGGTAGTCGGCCGCTTCCCCTTTCGTCAGGACCGTTTCGTCCTTATGCAGGTTCGCCTTATAGCCGTTATACGGAACCTTATCGAGACCGCCCGCGTGAGAACCGTATTTGACCCAGTTTACGCCGTTCCCAATCGCGTCACCTACGCTATCAAGAGCGGATTCCCACTTCGATTTAGGAGCACCGCCGGTACCCAGCGTAGTCTGGCCGAGCACTGGTTTTCCGTCTGGCGTATTATTGAGCTTATTCTGCGAAGCGATAACGTTAGCTCCGTACTGGGCGCCGCCGATGCCTGAACCTCCGATAGCTGCGAGCGGGTTAAAGTTTTCCTTGATCGCCTGCATCATACCGGCCACAATGGCGCCACCGACCTGTAATCCGACCTTACCTAACGTAGGAGCAGCATCTTTCAGTACGCCACCGACAAACGTTGCAATCTTCTCGGTAGCCTTAGTAAGCTTCGCCTTTCCTTCTTCGTTGTACCACTTCGAAAAGGTAGCGGAAAGGTCCTTAAATACGAAGTCAATCTTAGCGCTCAGTGTCTTCGCGTTTTTGTACGCTGGATTGTTTCGTATCTTTTCCATCCAATCCGTGACACCCTTACCGACCGATTCCATTTCCTTTTTGACCTGGGGAGCAGCTCCGGCAAACATGTCAGCAAGGCCGAGAGAAACTTCTTTAATCGCAGGCATCATCGGAGTCAGCGCCGAAATCTGGAACGTCTCAAAAGCACCGGACAACTGCTCGACCGCACCTTTAGCGTTATTTAACTTGGCTTTTGCAACCTCAAGCGCTGTCGGTCCTTCCTTGACCTGTTTCAGGAACTTCGCTACGCCTTCCGCGCCTTCCTTCGCGAAGATAGTCGCAGCACGGACGGCATCCGATCCGAACAGATCTCGGAAGAGTGCTCCCCTGTCTTGCTTCGTCATGTTCTTCGTTGTGTCGTTCAGGATACCCGCGATGGACGTCAGGTCCTTAAGATTACCGGCAGCATCGAAGAATTTATTATTCGTGCCGTTGACGGTCCAACCGAGTTCATCGAACAGGATGCGCGTTTTCTTGGTCATCGGCTGCAGATTCGCGAGCATCGTTTTCAGGGATGTACCGCCATCGGATGCAGACAGACCGTTGTTAGCGAAGATACCGACCGAAGCGGCCGTCTCCTTAAACGTCATGCCGAGCGATCCTGCAACGGAACCGACGGCAGCAATACCGTATTTAAGCTCGTTTACGCCCGTTGCAGAAGCGTTCGCTGTTGATGCGAGGATATTCGCTGCGTCTGCCGCGCTCATGCCGTCCTGCTTAAACGCATTCATTGCGATAGACATTACGGAAGCTGCATCCGCAACTTCGATACTGCCCGCTGCAGCGAGGTTCAAAGCCGCTTCAAGTCCGCCGCCCATAACCTGTTTTGCAGAGAGGCCCGCCTTAATCAGCTCCTCCATACCTTGAGCCGCTTCGAGAGCGGAGTACGAGGTTTTTGCGCCCATTTCAAGCGCCAGCGCCGTTAGTTTATCGTAGTTGGCCGACCCTTTTGCGAGGCTCTTGTCGAGCGCAGCTACGGAGTCGATTTGTGCTTCGAAGTCCATCGCTTTCGACATAGAGTCCCCTAGCAATTGAGCGGCACCTTGCGCAGTACCGAGCGCCCCTGCGATACCGATACCCGCGAGACCGAGACCGGCACCCGCTGCGGTGAATTTACTAATCGTACCCATCGCGCCCCGTAACGGACTCGACATACGGTCGACCAAACGTAGCGTACCCCGAATATCAAATGACACGGTTACCAGCCTCCTCTCGCGTTAAGTTCACGGAATGCCTCGGCGTTCTCTTTATCACGCTGCTGCGATTCTTTTATTTCCGGTTCCAACGCAACCATCATCGAAGCGAATAAGAACGCTTTATGCCGCGGATCGAGCGCGTAAACTTCGTGGGGCGGGATATGATGACGCTGGAATATCTCGTGAAGGATATACGCCTCACCACCCGCCCGGATTAGTTTTTTGCGTCTTCTACCGGATCAGACTGGCCGTATCCGGATAGTTTCATAATCTTCTCTTCCAAGTGAGATCGTTCGCCCATCAGCAAGGACTTTTCTACGCAGTCCGCGGCATCCTCTGCGCCATAATGCGCCAGCAGATCCTTATTGCCGAAGTCGGGTTCCAGTGTAGTTGCCGCGATGATCAGGTTCGTTAGTACACGTTCGTCCACTTTACCGGGACCAATAGTTGCACGCTGGCGAGCTCTTTCCATATCCTGCGTGGTAACCGGACGAATTTTAAGGCTCGTACCCAACCGCTCCATATAAACCTCGCCAGTTACGTCCTTACTTGCTCCGAGCAGTGCTTCCAGTGCTTTACTCATATATGTTCAACCTCCGATAGTTTTTTTTTTGGTTTAAGTAAAAAGAAAAGAGGACCCGAAGGCCCTCCGTATTAACCCTCGCCGCGCAGAGATTCGAGGACTTCGTAACCGCTAAACAAGAACGTAAGCTCCTGGTCTACGATCTCGCCGACCTCGTACTGAACAACGGGAATCTTATCGAAAGTAACGTTCATTAATCGAACGCGGTAGGCACCGAAGGATTCCGGATCAGCCAGAGTTACAATCAATTGCGTAGTGAAGGGCGAGCTTTTATCGTCCGTTACCTGCGCCATTTTTTCGATCCATTCCGAAGTAATCATGTAGCTGCCGATGGTACCGGAGCCTTTGAGACCGGTAACTTTGTTCCCCATCCAGCGCGTACCGGATCGTTTGACGTCCGCGAATGTGATTTCGATATTCGCTTCGATCTTGTACACGTTGTTCAACCAGTTACCGTTTTCGTCGATAGTCTTGCCGAACGTACCGGAGATGGTACGCTGGGCGTTAAGTGGTCCAGTCATGGGATACCCCTCCTTATACGTTGATGGTCAAGAAGATACGTTCCATCGAATCCACTTCCACGTAGGAAATGACGAGGAATACCTTATCGCCGATAGACTTGTTTTCCGGATCGAGAACGACGGAAGGCGCATTCAGAACGCCGTTATTAGCCAGCAATTCCAGATACGCCTTCACCGCTACGATCAACGTTGCCTGACCGTCCGCGTCGTTATTCAATTTACCGATGTAGCTATCCTCCGCTGTCTGCGAGATGTCCGTTAGGATCGCCTGACGCGCTCGGATGCTTCGGGTTTTATGCTTGTCCGTCATGAGTCCCTGAACAACTTTGACTCTTACGCCGTCGTTCTTGAACACGATAGAACCAGCGCTCAGAGCAGCGTCAATCTGCGTCTTTGTCAAGCGCAGCGTAACGTCATCTGCCGGTACCTGGGCGTAAGTGATTGCGCGATTGATTGCCGTACCTGCGATCAGACCGGCCAACCATGGCGCAAACTTACCGGAGCTGTAGGAAACGCCCTCGATAATAACGCCGGTCGTCAGATTCGCGATATTCTGGTCCGAGTTCAGATTCGTACGAGCGATACCTGCCGCTGGGTCGGCGTCCTCCGCTGCAGTGCCCCCGATGACCACAACGAAGTGTTTACCTTCGGTACGGTTTCGAGCGACCCACGTTTTCGTAGCGGCTCGTTCTGACGCGCTGGACTCTCCGTCAAATGCGAAAACATTGAACGGGCGTGCTTCGAAAGCATTACGCATATTGATGTATGCGTCAGCGTCTGGCGTAGTAGGCATCGTATATACGAGAACCTCTTTTGCTCCGCCCTGCAGCGCCAGCAGAATCGACTTAACGTTCGCTGTTCCGAAGGTATCGACCGCCTGTTTCTCGTTCTCAATCGTATAAAACGACTGGGCCTGCGCCTTGCTGCCGTAAGTCAACAGCGGAATAGCGACGATGCCGCGAGCGCCTCCGGTAATTTGAGCAGATGCGGCTTCTACGTAATTAGCGTATAGGCCGGGTTGAATCGGTAGGGACGTTGGATCAAACGTTCCGCCTGCCATGTGAGTTCCTCCTTTTATTTAGGGCTACGTGGCCGAATTTCGATCCGGCTTACGATAACCTCTCCGACTTTCTCCGGCGTAGGAAGGTCGCGTTTCTCACGAACGGATGTCCGAAGAATACCGACTGTGCCGTATAGTTTGCTTCCGGTCAGCTCCGGGTTCGCGAAGTTAAAACCTTCGAAGCGGATGCCTTCTGCAGGGATGGATATCTGGCTATATATCTTTGAAGAAATGGCATCCATAACCGGTAGAGCTTCCTCTGCATACTCCGTGAAATAGATGATCTGGTAATCCCGGTCCACAACAAACCACGAACCTGTTTCAAGTTCGCGGCTGTCCGATACCATCCGAATAACGAATGTGTTTGGCGTGGGCTTTTCCGGCGTTGTCTGCTTCTCGAAAGTAGCGGTCGGGTACATCGTTTTGAGTAGGGATTCAATGGCGAGGATATTCGTAATGACTGACATTACAGACCCCTCCGTTTGATTTCGGATTTGATAGAAGCTTCGATATCCTTGCGGAATTTGTCTTCGACCTGTTCGCCGGACTTATCGATAAAGCGGGGAATAGTCCCGGAGGTGGTCGGATTTTTAAAGGACTCACCGTGCCGGGTCGGATAAACATCGTGGATGTACGTAGCGTAGTCGAAGCGTCTGCGGCCTCTCGTAGTGACGGCAGTTACCGAAAGCTCACCGACTACCTGGTCGCCTTGCTTTTTCGTTTCGGCCGTAATGTTGCGGCGTAGGTTACCGGTCTTAAGCGGAGCAAGATCCGTAGCCCGGCGTTTCCACTCGTCGAGAGCGTCTTCCATGCCGCGCTTCGATCCGTCCTCTACAGCGTCCTCAAGCTTACGGCCGTATCCCCGTAGGAATTTACCGACCACTCTCCGGAAGAACGGAGCACCGCGGCCGAGATCGAACTTGATACTGTTATTTGCCATTACAGGTTGACCTCCGTGATTAGTACTCGCCCGGACAAGTGACGTCGGGGCTGAATCGCGATAGGCTTAAGACGGATCGTCTCGCCCAGTTCGTTCGTAAACGAAATCACGTCGTCATAGCGGATGTCCGGCATCTTATCGAATAAAAGCGTCAGAGAGGAAACGGCTTCCTCTCCGAACTGGTTCTTTACGAGCTTCATTTGCTCGGATGCTCGAACCTTATAAGGCACGTCTACGCCCGGACCTGCGTGACCCCAGCCGGTTGTTTGCCCGCTGGATTTGCTGACGATAACGGCCTGCTTTAACGGAATGATTGCCACGTTACATCACCGTCCATTTAACGGATTTTCGCGTCAGATTCACGTCGTTTTCATTGCCGATCAGGTCGAGCGCTGTCTGCGGAATAAACTTACGAAGAGAGTCATACGGCATTGTCGTACTGCCCTCTTTATTGTTCAAGCTGAATACGCCGGTCAGACCGAAAGACGCGATACCTTGGCGCTGCAGACGTCCCGTATCGTTATAGAGAATCGCCAAGGTATTAGCGAACTCGTAAACGGCGTTATCCGGAATAATATACTTCCGGTAGTACTGATTTAGCGTCCGAGCAGCCACGTTCAGGTATCGTGTTTTGGTTGCTTCTTCGGCAGCCTGCCAGTCTTCTACGTCGATACAATTTTCGTTAACATAAACGTCCGCTTCCGGAATAGTCACTGTCATAGGTCGGCTCCTTACTCCGCTGCTGCGGCTTTCCTACGGCCGCGTTTTGGGGCCGGTGCTTCTGCTTCCTCCGGATCGGCCGCAATTTCTTCCGTTTCTTCTTCCGCCTCCTCTGCGTCTTCTTCGACCAGGGTAGCGTCAGCAACACGACCGAGTACCTCGTCCTGTTCCAGCGTGCTAGTTACGAATACTCCGTCCATGAACTTGTACTCGCGGCCCTCTACGTAAAAGCTAAGTTCCTTGTATCGCGATGTGTATTTTGCCATCGTTCGTTACACCTCCGTATAAAGTAGAAAAAGGCCCACCGCAGTTACGCGGCAGGCCCGGAATAGAACGGCCGAGCTTACGCCAGACCTTTGATGCGAGAGTGCGCTTGTTCTTGGTGCAGTTCAAGCGTGTACTCACCGACGATCATACCTTGGTAGTAGTCGCCTCTCTTACCCAGGTACTCATGACCGAACTCGCGGCCATTCAGTGCGTGGATTTGAGTACGGTTCTTGTCGATGATCATCAGCTCGTCGGCGTTCAGGTTGTTATTAATGCTAACTGGGAACTCGCCGAAATCAGTAATCAGACGACTAACTACAGTACCGCGACGTTGATCGTCGGAGTCGATGTTAATCAGGTTTTTATCGAACGTACCTACAGCACGTTTTTGCTTCGCCGGCACGATAACCTCAAAGTTACCGCCGGTAGCAAAGCCGCCTTTTTCGTAGATCGCTTGCAGGGAATCGTTCAGAATGTTCAGAGACAGCGCAGCACCTGCAGCGTCCTTCACATTCGTTTGGATCATCGAACGAAGACCCGCCATCTGGCGAATGTTACCGTTCTCGTTCTTGATACCGCCGATCATGGCTTTTTCCAGTTGCAGGGAAAGCTCCTGGATTTTCTTCGCTTTCTCGTACTCATACAGATCCGTAATTCCGTATTGAGCAACCGCGGCAGCCGTACCGGAAACTTCTACGGTATCATCGAAAATCTGCGTCAGGTTGGACTTACGTACGCGCTTCTTGCTGCGAGCAGAACGAGCGTCGGCACCCTCTACGCCCTCTACGTACAAGAACTCGATAGTAGAGCCGTCAGTCACCGCAGCCGGAGTCGTACCTGCGTAACCACGAGAGACAGTCAGCGTTTTTGTACCTTCGTTAATCGCCGTAACCTTAACGAGTTCTTCGCCCACTTGCGAGATTGCGCCAACGCGGAAGGGTTCGGTACTCGCAACAACCATCGTAGTGGCTGCGTTAGTTACTGCGCCCGCTACCGTAGTCTCCTGCGCGAACATTGTATCTTCGAACCAGTTATGTTCTACGGCCGCGATTGGGTTCGCAAAACCGAGCATAGAAAGCAGCGGAGTCGTGTGCGGGTTCAGCAGTAGCATTTGATCCGTAACGGACTCGCGTTTACCGATCAGGTCGGCGCCAAAAATTTGTGTCATGTGTGGTATCCCCTTTTAGTTGGTTTATAGGAAATAAAAAAGACGCCCGTTAGGACGTCCGTTACATACCGAGTTCGCGTTTGAGTTTCGTATATTGCATCAGCGCTTGAGGTGTCGGATTTTTCCGAACGATCTCAGCCGCTTCATTAAGGCGCTGTTCCTTCGTCTTATCACCCTTCGGCGCAGGACCTCCGGAAGGACCACCGATTGGGTCCGCTTGTTTCGGTTGAGCCAGCAGCCAAGACTTCGAGGCGACTAGCGCTTTAACCGCATCCTCTACACCGACCACATTGCCGTCAGAATCAACGGACACGCCGGATAGATCCGCTAGGACCAGGGCATCGGGTAAGGCGTCAGGGCGAATATTGAGGTCGCGAGCTACGGCTTTAAACTCGGCGTTGATAAGGCGTGTATTTGCAGATTGGACAGCCTGGTCACGAGCGCGCTCTGCTTCTTCGGCACGTTGTAGCGCCTCTTTAGCTGCCGCCTCCTGCTTTTCTGTCTCGGTAAGTTCCGCTTCTTCTCGCGCTTTCTTGTCTGCCAGGAGCTGCTCAAGCTGCGATTTCATATCGTCATAGTCTGCGAACTTCTTTTGTTCACGGGAAAGACGATCCTTTACAATTTGGTCGAGGTCTTCCTGCGTGAATGTACGAGGTGGTTCGGGATTAGGGTCCGGGTTTGGATTCGGATCGGGATTGCCGCCGCTTCCGCCTTCGCCGCCTTTGTCCTCGCTAAAAAGTGGTGACATTCTAAAAAGATACTTACTCATAATCCTCCCTGTCCGCGTTTACCCGCTGCGTAGCGCATGGTCTCCGTCAATTTAAGGCATGACGTCAGCCTATCGAGCTGTCATTTCGGAGATATCCGTTTATTCGGCTCACTCTATGGGCCGCGAAAGAGGCTCCGAAGTAACCTAACGACCTAAACTTTACGCAAATCCGCTACATCTACGTCGACAATTCCGGTGGACATATGAATCCGGAGACTAAAACGGAGTTGATTCGTGTTCGCCGGGACGGTAAAGGTCGGCGTCCGTAGAATTAACTGGCCGGTCGGTGTGTAATTCAGATCCGGCGCTGCAGATTCGTGGAACATACCGAAATACGTTCCGAGCGAAGTACCCACGCCGCCGGTAACGGATCGGCAGTCTACGCCGAACTCGATAGACTTCGTAACGACCGAGGATGCGTCTATTTCGAGCGCAATCTGCCCGTATACTTTGTCTCCCGCTGCAAATCCGGTAGAGACGTCCTGGTACAGGTACGCATTCCCCGTAGCCGTGCCGCCGCTGATCGTCAGACGTTGGCGCTGACCCATCCGGAGGGACCGATTAACTTTACTCGCTACAACGGTAGCGCTCGAATATGCGGCGCCGATCCAGTTTGCCGCAATATCACCAGTGATAGATGCGTTGGCCGCTGTTCCGCCGGTACCGCTGAACGTGGCATTCTTGAGCATGTTACCGGGATCAATATTGCTATATGCCAGCGTCGTCGGCTGCAGTTTGATGTGCTTACGGAGTTCGTCCGCCAGCAAACGGCCCATACGAGAGGCACCGCCCGGTGCCGGATGCGTACCGTCTACCGTCATGCCTGTTACGGGACCGAGCGAAGCCGGATCGAGATACGCAGAACCGCCGTCTACGAGAATAATGTTCGGACTTACTCTCGCATAGTCCTTAATGAGGCGGTTCAGTTCGAAGTACATTGCGTTCTGCGTGTCCGTAGTCCAGGAGTTAGACGCCGGAAGGGTCAACGCGATAACGGTAACGCCCGCGTTCGTCAGAGCGTCGTAAATCGCTCGGATATTCGCAAAGGTTCCGGCTGCCGTGGTATTCTTCGTAGCCTGCTGCGAGATATCATTCACGCCCGCAAGTACGAAGCAATAGGACGGCTTGTCTACGTTGATAACGTCACCGACACGTTTGAGGATCTCGTCCGAACGCTGTCCGGAAACGCCGTAGTTACCGGTGAACTCGAAAGCCTGACCGAGATACGCGTTAGCCCATACGAAATAGCCGCGATCAGAAAAATGAGTCGCGACGTTATTTTGGAACGTTATGGAGTCTCCGAGGATTTTAGCGGTGGAGACCGGAGGTGCGGCCAGCTTCGCCATGTTCTGCGCTTTACGAGCGGACCGTCTTGCGGATACGTCACGCATTACAGGTTACCTCCCTCGGGTACGCGAACATATCCGCGATACGGAGAAGTGGCCGTAATTTTGATTCGGTCAAATGGGTCCAGCCTTTCGTCGAAAAAGTCGCCGGGCGCGATGGTGACGGAGAATGATTTGCCGACCGTGACCGTTACATTACTTGAACCATCATTGTAAAGAACCAAGTACGAAGCGCGTTCAGGTAGGTTTACTGATTTGTCAGCGGTTCCGCTGATGGGATAGCGTGCGATGGGATCTCTCATGGGTTAGCCTCCTTGGGGGTTTCGAATCGGGGAAATTGTGTGTCGACACCGAGGATGAAATATTTCACGTGTAGGAAGATCGCCGATATACGGATAGTCGCCGGGCGCATCCGCTACCAGTTTTACGATCCGTCCTTCCCAGTTCCGGCACATATCTTTCGCGCCATGACTGGAAATTATTCCGTAATACACCTCCCGTTCCAGAGCGTCGTTAATCGTTGCCTGCCGCGCGGTCTCCGCCATTTTCGTTTGTACGAGCATTTCGACGTAGACTTCCGGCTTCCACCGGCGGCCTGCAGCGTCAACGATTCCGGTATCTAAAGCGACACCTGCAGTACGACGTAATCGGGCGAGTACGTCCTGCGCAATTGATCCGCTAGTATTTACGCCTTGAGAAAAGTTGCTGCGTAACGACTCCGCGAGTGTCTGCTGAATAACGAGCTTCATACGGCGATCCATATTGTTCGTAACCTGCAGCACGTCGGCGTTTGTCTGCTGAATCATTAAGGCCAGCATTTCCCGATTGGGCTTATTGAGTTTCGCCTTGTCCGCAGCTTCGAGCAGGGACCGCGCTTCCTTTAGGTCGAACATGGATTTAGCTACGCCGTCCTTCGCTGCCTTCGTCAGGTTATCGCGGACCCATATGTCGGACTCTTTGCGGAGTTCCTTTAAGACGCGGTCGGACTCTTGCTGCGCTGCCTTCGCATCTGCTGCGGTAACCTTGCCGCGCCCGAATAAACGGGACACGGCGCTACCGAGCGAGCTTTTAGCGGACTTGAATAAACCGACGATCTTATTGATCGGATTCATCTACGGGGTCCTCCTCGTTAAAGATCGAAGCGTCTACCGTACCGAGCGTCCGGTCATCGTCCTCCGTGATCCGGCGGAGCATTTCCGCAGCCTGGGCGTCAGACAGTCCGTCCATTTCCTTAATAGCGTCCATGACGGATTGCGTAGCTTTACCGCCGGTCCGGATTTGTGCTACTTCTGCAGCTTCCTTATCGTCACGCGGCAGACCATCGCGCCATTCGATCTTAGGGTAGACCGCCTCGTAAGGTTCGAAGCCTTCAACGCCCTGATTGGCGAACAGTTCGAGTTCCTGCGCCTTATAGAGAGCGTCACGAAGCGCCCGGTCTACGTGAGTACGAATACGCTTGACCTTGGATAGGATCGGCATAAAGCGCGCCTTGATCGCACCCACGTCCGTATGAGACGTACCGGTACCGCCCTTATCCGAGGCTAATGTCGTACCGAACAGCCATTGTGGAGTTTCGGACATTTGGTAAACGATACCGAGCAGTAGATCGAGCTCTCTAAAAGCAGATTCGAGCTGACCTTCCCACACCATATAGCCCGGCGTGACGTCATTACTTTCCAGCGGAATGTATTTGCCGCCCCAGCGCGCCGTATCTCCGTCGTCAATATCCGGACCGTAGGCGGTCGGATCGGCGTGTTTCCATAGGATGTAGTCGATCTGTACCAGGCGCTCGTTAATCGCGCTCAATACAGACTCTACTTTTTCGATACCGCTGATTCCGGACCAGTGCTCGTCCGTCGTTTTGTACGGGATGTGGTCGATAAGAAGACGGCTTGTTCCGGTCGGTACGATATCTTGATGGCGGCCGGTAGCAACCTGTTCGCCAATCTTGTACGTAGAGATCGGGACGTCATACGAAGTGTCCACGCCGGAATTAAAGAGCTCGTAACGTTCGTAGATGATGTAGCCGGGGATATGGCGTTCTACGTTGAGGTACGGTTTGTCCGTATACTGCAGGCCGCGAGTAAATAAGCTCGTAATCATATCCGTACGTTCGATTTCCCACTCTACCCACGCGATATTGATCGCTTTAAAGCGCTTCTTTGATCCGCGGGACAGTTCCGGAAATACAATAGAGGGGTCAACCGGCTCGATGATCGGCTCTAAGTCTTGCGGTGGCGGTGTAAGCCCCAGCTCTAGCGTTTCAGATATGTCAGCCCGCGGCGCATAGTACGTCTTGATAAACGAGTCTCCTCGAATACCGGCACCGACTACGGCCTCGTGGATCAATTGCGTTAGGTCGTTTTCCTCTGCGATAGAGTCGACGCGCTCCTGAACGACCGATCCGTGGTCCTTTCCGCTGGAATAGGACGGTGCCTCTCCGACCATTAGGTCCGCAGGCTTCGTCAGTAGTAAATCCATCAGGTTAACCGCAATAAACAGCGTCTTAAGCTGGCTCGCGTGAGGGCTATCTTTTAGCAAAGAAGACGCCCGGTCGTAAATCTCGGCGTGACGGCCTTCGAAAATAGTCCGGCCGCGTTCGTACTTAGCCAGACGAGGGATCTCTACGTCAGGAGGATACGCCGCCCCAGGATAAAACAGCTTTTTCTCCTTAATGTTGTAAAATTCCGTCATGTATTCCGCTCCTTCGTTATCTGATCCGACCCGAGGGTCGTTCACCTGCTAACCTCTCCGCCTTGACGAGCGGCCTTGCGTAATAAGAGGAGCGTCATCTATGTATTTATTTGACCGTGATATTAGCGTCGTAGAGCTCGTTTTGTCTTAGAACGACAAATAGCCCCCGTCCGCAGGTAAAGCGCCTAGTTGCAGGCGAAATACAAGCGAAACGAGGGCGTTATCCTTCTTAGAAACCGGCGGGCTTGTTCCGGATCTTCTTCCGACCAGATTTCGAAATACTATTCGCCATTTCGAGGGCGTCCGGACCGTCATCGTGTGTAGCGTTCGGGAACATTTCGAATTGTTCGAGTAATAGGGCGTGCTTCTTCGTAAACTGAATGGCTCCGGCCTCGATATCCGGAAGCATCGCCTCGATACGCAGCTCCTTACGGGACTTCTGCTTAATCTCGCGAATACGCGTTGACGTTGGGAACCCGGCTGCCCGGAGCGCCTCCTTCAACATATCCGCAAAGAACTCCTGCGCTGCCTGCGTCTCTACCGCGACCCCGTCCGGCTGATACCGTAATACGTAGTCTACGATCTTCGTAATGAAGGCGTCCGGCTTGATACGTTCGAGGAACATATCGAGTACGAACTTTGTGCCGGTCTTTTTATGTCGGGCGAGGACGGCAATTGCGGAGTAGTCGCCGCGCTGCTTACCCATGGCGAAGTCAATACCGAAGAATATTTCGAAATCACCGGACGGTCGCGGATAACTTCCGAGTAGGTCGGCGTATTTCCCACCGTCCCAATACGTGAATTTCTCCGGATTGAAGATCATAGATTCCTCGTCAATCGGATTGTTCATATACTCGGTATTGAACGCCTTGCTACCGTTATCCCACTTCCAGGTCATCAACTTCCATATCGGCTGCGCTTCCGGCCACAATACAACAGCGCCGCGGTCCATTTCTTCGCGATTATCTTCGTAAAATGCCTTAGCGTCGGCGGCTCGATGATCCCGTTCCCGATCCGTATAGATTTGGCGGCATTCCTCCCATAAATCCATACGCTCCGGCCATTCGATAATAGCTCGATATACCTTCGAGCGGAAATCGGCGCGCTTATATAAGACTTCGATTAACAGCGCCTCATGGTGGACGGTAGTTCCCATATATACGAGCGCCGTACGTTTACCTTTCGGGTCGCCCAGCGGCATGACGGATTGACTGAACCAACTACGCATCTTCTCACGTTGTTCCGGAGTCGCTGCGTTAGTCTTTACGTCTTCCAGATCGTCACATACGAGTAAATCCGGTCGTACACCGTTCCAGTTACGACCACGAAGCGCCTGACCGGTTGATGCCGCCTGCAGCAGTGCAAGCATTTTTGGCGCACCCGATTCCGTAGGTTCCCAGGCGATAAACTCCGAGCTGTTATCCCGAATATTTTCGTGAGGCTTTTGAGAAAGTAACGGACCGAAGTCCCGACGCAGCTTTTCGTTATACTTTAATTGATTACTGATCCAATCGAGGTTGGCGCTGGCGACCGTCGGCGTCTCCGAAATGATAATTCCGTACTTACGTTTACGGTAGCAGACTTCCCGCAGAGGAAACGCCTTTGATAAATACGTTGATTTAGCGTGTGAACGGGGCGCCGCCACCGCTACCTTAGCGTTTACCTCTACGTTACTGACATCGTCCATAATCTCGGCGATTTCACGGTGAAAGAACGGCGCTTCCGATAGGTCTTGGATATCGAAGCCGTCCCAGTTACCCGGATTTCCCGGATTACGTGCCTCGCTGAAATATTCGAAAGCGAACGCGATAAGATCCTCTTCACATTCGCTAATCCGTTCCAACCGGTCCAGCTCGTCCATAGCTGCAGCGATCTCCGCCAAGTCATCCGGGTCCAGTTCGGACATATCGGCGTCCTGCAGGCTATCCGCAAGGTCCGCAAGGTCCGCGACCACTTCGTCACGGGCAGACCGGTCGATCCATTTATCCGTAATCCATGCCAT